AGGTGTTAATCAAAAACAACCTTTAACTTTTACAAGTTTATCAAATTGTAAAGCACAACTTAAATGTTTGCTTTCTCTTATGCCTAAAGATTGTAAAAGACAAGCAAAAGATAAATATAGATGGAATATTTTTTGTGGTATGGTTTGGAGAATAAATAAGCCGAATGGTATTTTAGGAGGAACAGTAAAATCTTCTATGTTTCCTATTATCACTTTTCATTCTTTTAAAAAGAAAGCACCATTTATAATGCCAAGTTTAAAAAAGGTTAATTAATTATGATTAGACTTAATATTAGAAAAGGTGGAGCAATCATAACTAAATCTTTTAAGAATAAAATTGATTTAGACAATTATGTTTTAGATCATATCGGTACTGATAATAAGATTGGAAACTTTACTGATTGTTCTAATAAAATATGGAATCTTAATGTTGGCACATCAATTACTGTTAGAAATTTAACAATATCTATGGCAGGTAAAAGTCGTGCTGGAAAACATTTTGTAATATAAAGACGAAACTAGCGAATCATCTTTCGCTAGTCTATCTATCGTGGTTGGTAGATACTGACGATGTCAGCCAATTCATAAACTTAACTAGGAGGAAAATATGAAAAAAGGACAACCATTGGAGCCTATGCTTCAAAAGATTAACGAAGATAGTAAAATTAAAAAAGACTATATCGTTAATTTAAAATCTTTGTCGGCTAGTTCAGGAGAGGAAGTTTATCCTGTCTTGAATGCTGGTAAAGAACACTCTGGAGTTCTTAACGATTATGCGTTAGGAAAATTATGTGGCAAGTTGAAAATAGAACGAAACTACATAAGAAAGTGTTTACCATTTAAAGAAGTGGTAAATTATAATATTAATCATTGGATTGCTAATACTAAAGACAGGCAGTTGATGGTTAGACAGAGTGGTAATACTGTGAGAGCAATTTTATCTGATCGTTACAAAAGATTAGATAATGACCTTGTCGCTAATAAGACTCTTGACAAACTTATGGATATGGGAGCCACTATTAAATATGGTTCTTATAATAGAGATCAGCTTAATCTTACTGCTGTTCTTCCAAAGTTAGAGGGAGAAGTAGAAAAAGACGACATAGTACAAGGTGGTGTAACAATCACTAATTGCGAAGTCGGTACTCAATCACTTTTAATACAACCATTTATTTATAGATTGGTTTGTACTAATGGAATGGTAGCACCGAGATACTTAAATCAGTTCTATGCTAAACATGTTGGCAAAGTTATAATAGACTTGGATAAAGATATACAAGCTATTAAAATTATTGACAAAATGCAGAAGCAATTAGAGTTGATTAGTAATCCAGAATTATTTCAAGAGAATCTTCAGAAATTAAAACAAGCTGGGGATATTGAAATACATTCTTCTAAAGCAGTTAAGATACTAAAACATCACGAAGTATCTGATTATGAAAGAGCAGAAATATTTGGTAAATTAAAACATAATGTATCAGATCATTTTACTACAAATAATTATACTTTTGCAAATGCTATAACTAATTTAGCAAATAGTGATGATGTTAGTGAGGACAGGGCAAGATACCTACAAGAACTTGGTGGTTTGATTATCTTTGCTCATAACCCAATGCAAATAAGGATATAAATGATAACTTTAAAATTAACTCAAAAAGAGGCACAAGCTATATTAAGTGCGGCTGAAACTTTTTTTGAAGATAATATAAAAAAAGCTAAAGAAAAAGATTCATTAGCTGTTTTTTGGAGAATATTATTTAACGATTTTCAAGCTGGTATTAAAAAAGCTGGAAAACAATATGATGAGCAAGTTAAAAAGTAAATAGACGAAACAAGGGGATTCAATTCCCCTTGTCTATCTAGAGTTGTTTCTAGGTACTGATGATGTCAGCTACATTAAATTAACTAGAAAAGGACAAATATGTTAATATTTGGAAAAAGTAAAAATGATTGGAAAGCATTAGAACTTTATTATCGTAGAGAGTGGTTATGCTTCTTAGTAGGTTTTATCTTGGGGAGTTTGCTATGGTAGATTCTTGGAAAGATAAAAGAATAGGTGCTATGAATAGAGTAATTAAAAGAAAAGGTCGTAGCACTTTAGACTATTTAGATGAGTATGATTCTGTTTGCTTATCTAAATGTAAAAATAAAACAGAGTATAAACTAGAGAGGAAACATGAAGAAAGTAATGTTATTAATACTAGGACTATGCTTGAATAATTGTGCATACAACCCTGTTGTTGATACTGCTGGACGAAGTGGTACTTTCACTGAAGATAAAGCTAGAGAAATAACTAATGATTTGCAACATTGTAAAACTGTTGCAGATAACAATAGTACATTCTGGGGTGGCATTGTTTTTTGGGTTGAAAGTCCAACTGCTGATACCCAGCACGAATCCATTTATAGAAAATGTTTAGTTAATCGTGGACACTCGGTTCTAAACTAGAAAGGTATATATGGACAGACAAACAAAAACCAATTTCTTGGTTAGTGGTATGGTAGAATCATTTAATAAAAATGAGAATGCTAAACTATTTAATCAAGTTATTGGTAGCAAGTTTAAAAGTATTAGACTTGCTGAACAAAAAAAGGTCGATGAAGTAGTCGGCGATAACAAAAAATACTTTCGTTCAAATGATGATTTATATAAATTTGAAAAAGGTATAAGAACTGATATTGCTAAAGTTTTTGCTCTATCTAACTATTATGGTTATGATATACATTTGCTTTGGCAACTATTTAGTTGGAAAGGAAAAAAATGTGGGAAAAATACACATTAAAGAATGGCATAGTATTAAGCTACAATGATGGTAAGCATGTATATTATGTTAATGAGAAGCGAGTTCCATCTGTTACAGGAATATGTAGTAGAGGACTTGTGAAGCCACAGTTGAGTGATTGGTTAGTTAATACTCCTATGTACGAGTTTAAAAAACTAATTAATGACAAGCTGGATAATAACGAAACTTTAGATAGAGTTAATTTAGAAAGGGCATTTAAAATTGCACAATCTAAAACTACAAAAATCAAGGAAGATGCTGGTCTTGTTGGGTCAGTTGTTCATGGTTTAGTAGAGGATTATCTAAAGGGTAAAGAAATTCCAATTCAATCTGATAAAGCAGTAGTAAATTGCTGGAATATTTTTTTAGATTGGTGGAAGAAACAAGAGTATGAAGTGGTAGAGTTAGAGAAAAAACTTTATTGCAAGAAGCATAACTATGCTGGTACTCTTGATCTTGTTGTAAAAGACAAGAAAGGAAAACTTGTTTTGATTGATATTAAGACAAGTAATCATATATCATTTGACTATACATTACAGTTGAATGCATATAGGTATGCGTATGAGGAAGAAACAGGTCAAAAAATTTCTAGTGCCTTTGTGGTAAGATTACCAAAAAAGGATAAGAAAATTGAGATCAAAGAACTCCCTCTTAACAATAAACTTCTCAATGCTTTCATTGGAGCCAAATGGATTATGACTACAATGACTGATTATTGGGATAATTAACAAAAGGAGAATCTGATGGGATATAATAAACCACAGTACAACAACAATAGTAACTACCAAAAGAAAAGCTATAATAATAATGGCTCTGATAGTAATGGTGGAACTGTTGAAATGACATCATCAAAAAAAGATGGTGTTATATTAAAAGTTATCTTAAACAACCAAAATCTAGTATTAAAAGGTTTTTTTGATAACAGAACTAAAGGTTGGAAGTTGTTTCCTTATTACGATAAGACGAAACAAAACCCAGCTTTTAATCAACCAAAGCAATCGTATCAACAAGGGAATGATATGGACGATCAATTACCTCAATCTGAAAAGGAATGGGGAAAGTCGGACTTCAATCCTGATGAATACGAGCAACAGTTAAGTCAGAACGACTATAAGTAATGGCAGAAAAAGATTCATTGCCAAATTACATAAAGTTAAGACCAACTGAATTTGACCCTAATAAGATTCTTATCTACATAGATACTTTAGATAAAAGAAGTGTTGATGCAGAAATAGAATATGACGAGGCAAAAGATCAAGTTCAAGAAGTCTTTGATTTTGTTGTAAGTGAAAAACAGATGAATGAATCTATATCTGTTGCACAAGCTAAAGTGAAAGCAACTAATGATGAGAGATACAAGGAAGTTAAAAAAGAACTTTCTCGTAGAAAAAAGCTACATCTTTATATGAAGATAGAAGCTAAAAATGCTCATAGTTATTGCGATAGCTTAAAACAAAAATCTATTAACCAATTAGCCATAGATAAGCTGACTAATTGGAAACCAAACTAATAGTAGTGTGGGGGAGAAATCCCCCATATTTAATGCCTTGTAATTTCTAAATGAGACATATCTGTCTTTTCATTTATTTCTTCAAAAGTGTATTTATGATTAATCACTAACACATCTCCATGTTTTTTTAATTCTTCCAATGTTCTTGTTACTCTAGGAAAGCTAGGTTTAGTATCTATAAATCTTAAACATATAAAATGCCCATAAGGATTATACATTGATTCTAATTGTATTTCTAAATTTGTAATTACTGCGTCTATGTCCATTAGAACACATTACTATTTTTTTTTAAATGTGGAAACACCTTTAATACCTAAAATTGTAGAAAATGCTCCAACTACAAGTGCTTGGTAGAACATAGGTAAATTTGAAAACTTATCAAAAAAAATATCTATCTTTGCCTGTATATTAGGGTCATCACTAAAAACTGACCAAGCCAATAATAGCAAAGGAATTGAAATTAGGATAAGGCAAAATTCATCTTTCCAATCTCCTTTATGTGAATCAATCACAGCTTTTTTAAATTCTACCTCGCCATTCGCCATGCGTTCAGCTAACTTTAATTCTGCGACAGATTCTAACTCTTTTGTTTTTCTTCTATTAGAAGCTATTGACATTCCTGTTTTAATAATTCCAGGTACTAATTTTGATGCAATACTTAACCACATTTTATTTCTCCTTTATCTTTTCTATAAGCATATCAATTACATGCTTTGCCTTTTCTAAATCTTTAACTTGGTCTTTAGTTGTTTTATGCTTTAAATTATATCTTGATATATATTTAATCACTTTTGTTTGACAAGCATTGAAATTATTATCCATACAATAGTCTAAAGGTTGGAGTTTTAGCTTTTTATACCAATCCCCACCCACTTGTTCAGAAAAGGCAGAATCTTCGCTCTGCGTGGCTCTATGGCTCTTTAAAAGGGCATTTTTTAGCTTATTAGTCTTTATTGTGGTTTTAGAACTCATACTATTTGATTTATCCAATTTCCATCTTTGATTACCATAGGGAGTAATCTTGGTACACCATTTATAATTATTCCGCAACCTAAAATAAATCTAGTTTTAAAGTTCTTGGCATAGTTGAAAGCCATACTTTTTTGATTAATTAAACAACCTACATTCATGGCAAAAAATAAATTATCAGGATTTGCCCAATAGCTTATTAAGAACTTTGTATGATAGTGTCCTTGTACTGCTGACATACCCATTGTTTGAGATACCTTTAAGACATCAGCACTTCTTCCATGTGTAAAAAAACATCTTTGTTTATTAGACATTGTTAAAGTTAAATCATCAACCCATTTCCATTTTCTAGTTCCTAAAAATTCTCCATAAGGTTTTAAAAATTGTTTAGACATTCCATATTTTAATGCTCATCTATATACTAGACTGCTATGGTTAGAATCTACTTCAGTAACATTTGGAAATATATCTTCAAGTTGCTTAATGTATTCTTTGGCTTTATCTAATTCGTGTCCAGCAGAATATAAATCAGGGTCGTG